CTCTATTCATCCCCTTTGCTAGGACTTGGGGGCGCCCTAGGGGGCTCTCTTTGCATTCGAGGAATGCCACGGAGAAGTGCATATTTTTCTCGATTGGGAAAAGTGGAACGCGCAGTCCTAACCTTTCGGGTTAATACGTCTTCTTTTTCCGTGCCTACATCGCTAGAAGCAGTGTTCGCGACAAGAGCGGTAGGAGGAACGGTTTGAACAGGCGCAGGCAATATAATTGGTGCAACTAAATAACCGTAAGTAAAATCTTCCCCACCACACCACATAGTGGTTTCCAGGGTACCGGCAACCGAGTCTACATAAGGAGGTAACTCAGATTGAAGTGTGGGGGTAGATGCAGGATAAACAGGAAGATATGGTTGGAGATTATAGTAAGGAATCTCAAATTGTAACCAAGATCTAACTGAATTCGTAACCGGATATGATTCGCCTATAGATGGATTTGCTGTAAAAGTTCCGGCGTCATTTGCATAAACGGCAATAGGTATTCCTGCTGAATAGCTATTCTTTACTCTTCTTGATCCGTGCCAATATTTAAAGAAATTTGAGCAATAAGATATATGGCCAAGCCATCTTCTATTGGCATTCGGAGCATAAGTGCGTAAGGTATCGGAAGTTTCAGGACGCTTCCAGATATCTTGAAAATGTGTTACTTGTTCGGGCGAACACATTTTTGTTTCAACGTTGTTATGGCAACCCTTAATAATTGGTTGAAAATTTCCTTTAAACAACTGCCCAACGTTGGATTGAGCTTTAGTAACTCCAGCTTGAGATGTAAGGTACGGTGCTCTAAGCTTCATCCATTGGAATGACTCGCCAGCGGCTCGCCATATAACAACATGAATAGGTGAATCAACAGCCATAGAGGGACCAATGGGTTTGATCAAGGGTGAAATACGAAGGATAGGCAACTCTATATTATCACGAATTGATCGCCACATGGTGTACCAAAGAAAAGGGACTTCAAGGGAAACTGTGGTATCCCCTTTAACATCAACAATTTGGGTGACAGCATCACCAGTATTTTCGGGATCTGGTATAGTAGTAGAGTAAAGAAGCTCTATTTTAAAACGGCCAGTGATAAAAGGTGAAGTAAAAAATTGAAACATATATTTGATGGGACCTCTCCAATATTCAAAAATATTCGTAACGGCAGCAAGGTAGTCCATCTGGGCAGCTCCGTTATTCGCTAAAGTTAGCGGAGTAACAGGCATAGCATACGACTCATCAACGTCAGTAAATGTTTGAACAGCATGAATCATAGGAGTGCATGCAACATCCCACAACGAAAGTGAGGGAGTTTTATTGCCCATTTCCACAGAACAGTTGTGCGTGGTAGCATCTGTATAAAGACTTAAACGATCGGACATATCAATGCCTTGACCACGTGCAACACCCCAAACGGGGTTTAAACCAGCTATCATAGGGTGAGAAACGCTGGTGGGTTTGTCAAGAGTAAATAATTTTGCAATTCCCTTTCCAATAGAAAGGACTCCTTTGACAATATCCCCAATTGGTCCAAAGTATGAACCAACTTTTTCTGCGGTTTCGGCGGCGGTCGCAGTAGAATTATCAGCAGCTTTGCCATCAGCTTCGACCAGCTCACCAGAAGAGTTAACAAACTTTCCTTTCCCACTCTGAGCAATAGGAGAAGGGGCGGCTATAGGTAAGTAGCCAGCAACATCAACGTTTGAAAACGCGGCATAAATCTGAATCGAAACAGTGTCCGAAACAGTATTAGAGATAGTTGATAATGGAGCTATCTCTCTAAGTGAAACCAAAGCAATTTCACTTGTCCCTGTTGCTATCGGATAAAACAGCAGAGGATTAATCCAAGGCAAATGAACATGACATCCTTGTGCAATAGAGGCAGAACAAACAACAGGGTTGTTTCCAGAACATTGTAAGTAATCGGCACAATGGGTAGTAGGTTCGTGATTGGGAATATAGGAGACCAAGAAGGCTCCGTAGTGGTAAGGGGTGGCATTCATCCTAACTTCGAGTTCGACATTAGCCCTCATCCATGCGAAAGCCTGCAAGTACTCCGCGATGGTTGGCACGGCCAAAAGTAGGCCCGGAAAGTCCAAGTCCACTGATAATCCCGCTCCAACTTGCCATGGAATTTCTTGAACTAAAAAACGCCTTCCAACTATTTGCGAGGGAACTTGAGAAGGGAAGGGGTTTGATGGAGCATAGGAATCTTTCTGTATTTGAGTAGAATCTCCCTTGTCCTCAACATCTTTGAGTATTGTAATTTGTTTTTGGGTGTCATTCGTTGACACTATTGTTTGAGCTAAGTTATTTTGTTGTGCAATCCAAATCATCCCGAATAAGGCCGGATTAAGCCCGATTCGCTTGTAGGGTCTTCACAGACAGGAGAACGCTGATACGTTTACTGAAGGACGCGCACGCAGAATGCATTTTCTCCCCGGCCAACCTTTTTAAGTGAGGCGCAGCCCCCTCAGGGTAGTTTTAAGTCCTGCCCAGGACCAGATTATTTACAAAGCATAGTGAGAGAGGAACTTATTGTACAGTTCCTCCCAGGTTTTAGTATAGACGGGACGGTCAATACTTCTAAGACCCTGATTATAAAGCTCTTTCATTGCATCAAACTTAGCTTTTCCGTGATGAAACCATTCACTCATGGCAACATGTACCATTTCTTCTTGAACAATATGTTTGTGCTTAGTTCTATCTTCACTCCACATAACCATATTATGAATAGATTCCTCTTCCAAGGGAGAGAAAACAACTGAGCCAAACTTCACAAAGCGGCGCTTACAATACTGCATAGTTTCCAGGGTGTGGTAGGGTTCTACCACCGCTGACTTATCTGCAGAAGTATAAGTATAAGAAAAAATTAACTTCATTAACTTCTGAAGAGTTATCATGTTGTAGTCTGGACACAAGGGGGCTACAGCGCAGCCTGAATCATCCCCTTCAAACTTACTAACAACATGCTCATCAAATTCCAACAAATCATAAATAAGCTTAAAACATACAGAGTGCATGTGGAAGTTGATAATGTCATTACAAAAAATCGTAAGCAAGTCACCAGATGGGCCAGACCCCAAAACGTAGTAAACTAAATTCCGACAAACATGCAACGACTTAAAACGAGAAATAAGATAGTGCAATACAAGTTTCTGATGGTGTTCATCATAACAAAATTCCTTAATAGCCTCAAAACACTCATACGCAAATTGAGGAACTTGAAAAATATCGTAGTTCTCAAAATCTCCGTCACACATATCCTTATACTTAGAAAGAGTTCTATAAAGATTCTTCCATGCTTCGGTTGAGTGGTCTATTCCAATAGTAATTGGAGTCATTCCTTGACCTTCTTGCATAGCAACTAGCAAAGGAGCAAAAAGCATCCTTGCAATAATATATTGATGTAAACTAGTTCTAGCAAAAACTCGAGTTTTTCCTAAGTCCGCCTTTTCTATAGGACGAAGTTCATCTTTCAAACAATCTAGATAAACAAGAGTTATAGCTCCTAGCTCTAAATTAGCCAAATCTTCATCAATAAGAGCTTCAAGATCAGGATGGAGAGTTTGATTCTCCCAATCAATCCAATCATCTTTGGTCAAGTTTAACCAAATTCCAGGATAACCCATACTTGTCTTACGTGGTATGGGGGATACCTTAAGTTCAGGGCATCCAAAAACAGCTTCCTT